GTTGCAGATAATGTTGATAATGATCCACAGAAAATCTTTCGCAAGATCTATGATGTTGCTTCCGAGTATGTCCAACAATCTTCAATTCCGCAATTAATATTAATACTGGCAGACTATCAATATAAATCTGCATTTGCGGCCGATCAAGAATTAAATCTAGTGGCTTGTCTTACAGAAGTTATGGTAGAATGTCAGTTCAATTAAGGAACTAAATGTTTAAGCAATCAATACTTGCTATGGCTTTGGTGATAGGTATTGGTTATGGATGCACTCAAAAACCTGAAGAAATCAAACCTGCAGATAATGCTACGGTTTCTTTACCTCAAAAACAATTTGGTTGGCCGGAAGAACGAAAGCAATACTGGGTATCAGTATATTTTTCAAAGATGTCTTGGGATCCAAACATTAGAGCAAGAATGTTACCGGAGACCCTTTTTAAGGTTGTTGTATGTATCGTAGAAACTATGGAGCAAAGATATGATATTGAAACTTGGGAAAAATCTATAACCCTAGAAAATGCCGCCCAACACTATAAACAAGAGTTGTGGCAAGTATCTTATAATTGTTCAGTACAAGGTTTTCAAGAACAACAAAAAAGATTAATGGAACAACCAACTCTACAAAATATGATGTAAAATGAATTTTCATGAATTGATTGATGAGGCAGAGAAATCTTATCAAACGAATAAAGATTTCTCTGCCTTTAGAGATGATGATTTTTATTGGTTCATAAGAGAAGGTGGTGATTTAGATTTTGTGAATCTTAAATATGCTTTTGATCATGATTCTAGATTTTTTTCTCAATTAATATCTGTAAAAAAATCTTTATTTGGATACTCAAACAAACAAGATTATCGTCTTATTGATAGAGATGATAGTAGAGATATATTAAATTCAACATTCATTTTTTCAGATAATAAATCACATAAAAATATAGTAGAGATAGGTTCTGCATGGGGAAATGTTTATTGATTGGTGCATGATCTTGTAGAACATGAGAAATGGATTTCAATTGATTTACCTTGTGTTTTAGATTTACAAAAATGGTATTTAAGTAATGAAATTTCTGATATAGATAAACTTGACTTTCAATCTGCACATAATTATAATGTGCCTGACAATATAGATTTAGTGATTGCAACCCATAGTTTAAGTCAGGTAACAGATGAGAGTTTTGATTTATATTATAATAAAATATTATCAAAAGCAAAATACATTTTCTATGCTACAAATCCTTGGTACATGGGTACTATGCCTCATACATTTTTAGCAGAAGCAATTTTGACAGACAGAGAGAAACAAATTGAAAAACAATTTGATGTAATCAAAAATTATGATATCGAAAGAATAACGACAAAAATGTATAGGAATAAAAATGACGCCATTTGATTTTCTGAATGAAATAAATCAAGGTAAAAAAGACCTGATGGTTGATGATATTGATCAGCAGGTTGAAAAACAATATAATCCTTTCATTATTAATCGTGGTCTATCGTATTTTCTTGACACTATTATGGATGCAAATGAGATGAATATTCGGCATCACCTTGACAAGAAACTACAAAACGCCTACTTACTAAATATCATAAGGAAGAAGAAACGATTCTCTAAATGGTACAAAGCAGAAAAATCTGAATTATTAGAAATCGTTATGGAATTTTATGGTTATAGTATTAAACGAGCAAAAGAAGTTTTACCCTTATTGACAACCGAAGATATAGAACAGATGAAGATAGTTTTAGATAAGGGCGGAATGAAAGGAGTGAAATGACTTATGGTGTTGACCAAATGATAGAGGTCACTATAAAGGAATCGGATGACTTCCTTAAAATCAAAGAAACACTAACACGTATTGGTGTCGCATCACGCAAAGACAAGACATTATATCAGTCTTGTCATATTCTACACAAACAACAGAAATATTATATTGTGCATTTCAAGGAATTGTTTGCACTAGATGGTAAGCCTACAAATTTTTCAGAGAATGATATTGCAAGAAGAAATACAATCACAAATCTTTTAGCAGAATGGGAATTGCTTACAATAGTTGAGCCAGAAAAAACAAAAGATCCTGTTGTATCTCTTAACCAATTAAAAATACTTTCATTTTCAGAGAAAGAAGAGTGGATACTTACTCCCAAATATAACATTGGTAAAAAAACATAATGAGCATTGTAAAAATTCAACAGAAACTAGGAGTATTCTGTTTACATGATGATATTGAGATCCCATCATTGGCAACAGAAAAATCTGCATGTTTTGACCTTAAAGCATATCTTAAAAAAGATGCAAAACTTTTAGCATTCAATCAATATAATCACAAAAAAGAAGTTACACTCAAAGGTGATCATCTTGAAATGATACCTAAATGGAGATATTTAATATCTACAGGATTGATATTTGATATTCCTCCAGGATATTATATAAAAGTACATCCACGATCTGGTAATGCCTTAAAAAAGGGATTGGTCACTGCAAATAATACAGGTATTATAGATGAAGATTATGTAGAAGAATGTAATTGTATAATGATTAATTTATCAGATGATCCTTATATAATAGAACATGGTGATAGAATAGCACAAGCAGAACTTAGACAAACCGAATCATATGTGATAGGTCGTATTAATAATAGACCTTTACAAAAGACTGAAAGAGATGGTGGATTTGGATCCACAGGAACTTGACAAATCCGAAATTTGTGTTATAATTTATTATAAATAGAATTATAGTTGTTATGAGATGTGCCAATATTGGACATCTCTTATCGTGGCATATTGCCACACGGAGTTAGCCTATGCGTAACTCCAAAATTAATCTCGCTAATATAGGAGATAATTATGTTGAATCGAGAAATGGCTATAACATTCCCCAATAACATCCGAGATTTTGAAAGAGCATTCCAGACAAGTGTTGGATTAGACTCTTTATTCTCCCGTCTATTTGATGTTGATCCTGGTACTACAAGTTCAGGATACCCTCCATATAACATCAAAAAAACTGGTGAGTATGCATATCAAATTGAGATGGCACTCGCTGGATTCTCTAAAGACGAATTACAGGTAGAAGTGGCGGACGGCACACTTTCAATTAAGACCGTTCCCTCTGAAAAAGAGGAAGGAAATGACTTCCTTCATCGTGGAATTGCCAAGAGGCAATTTTCTCGCAGATTTACCCTATCCGACGATGTGGTCGTGAAGGGTGCAGACCTGTATAACGGGCTTCTTACTATTGACTTGGAAAGAGTAATTCCTGAGGAAAAGAAACCTCGTGAAATTCCAATCAATGATGGAGTGAAAGTTGTAGATCATAAAGTAGTATAACTTTTGGGGCGGTCTTCGGACCGCCTTTTTTAGGAGTATATTTGAAAAATTTTAACACACACAAACACACACATAAGGAGAAATTATGTCTAGTAATCCATTTGAACTACGTTTTAAACTCTTAGAAATGGCGCAAAATTATCTCAATGATAATTATGCTAGATCCGAAAATATGATGTATCAACTATGGGATGAAGCAAAGGCTCATGGTGATGCAAACATGAAATTATGGAAAGAACTTCAACCCGAATCATATACCATTGATGATATTAAGAAGAAAGCATCTGAATTGTATGAATTCGTAGAGAAGAAATAATTTTTCAAAAATTGGGAAGGAAATACTTATACATTTCCTTCCTTTTTGTTAACAAAAAAAAGTAGAAAATATGTTATCGTTTAATACATACATTACAGAGTCTAGTCTTTCCAGAATTATGACCCATGTAGAGAAAACAGAAAATTTTGGTGTAATGTCACCTTTTAGAAAAGAATTTTCTAATAAAGAAAATCTTGAGCGTTATAAAGAACTCAAAAAAATAGTCAGAGATAATGGTTATGGTTTTATTGAAATGAAAGGCGGTTATCAAGAAGAAGATGGATTTGTTAATGAAAAATCTTTATTTATTCCTAATATTAGACAAAAAGAAATGATAGAGTTGGGTAAGAAATATGACCAACATTCAGTAATTATAAAGGATAGACAAACCTTTGCAATGATAGGTACAAATAAAAGTGCAGGAATTGGTAAAGTATTAGATAAATTTGATGTGAAAGGAAGAAATATTACCATAGATGATGTTGGGAATAAATTTAAAGATTTCTTTTCTCGTCTACTGAAGGGTTCTCATAGAGGAAAAAAATTCTTATTTAAAATGCAAGAAAAAAATGAAACAAGTATGTATTATTATAAAAAACATGGGCCCCAATGGGTTACCATTTTAGAAGAGGATTAAATGAAACTGACAAAGAATTTTTCGTTAAAAGAAATGACATTTTCAGATACCGCTATTCGTAGAAACATACCTAATGAACCTACGATGGAAGAAGTTGTCAATTTAACAAATCTTTGTTGCTATATTCTTCAACCTGTCAGAGAGCATTTCGGTAAAGCAGTCCGTATTAACTCTGGTTTCAGGTCAGTTAAATTATGTGAAGCAGTGGGAAGTTCAAGTAAATCACAACATGCAAAAGGCCAAGCCGCCGATTTTGAGATCAATGGACTATCAAATAAAGAATTAGCGACATGGATTTATAAAAACTGTGATTTTGACCAGATTATACTAGAATTTCACGATCCAGAGGGCGATCCAAATAGTGGATGGGTCCATTGTTCGTACAGAAATGATGGGTCTAATCGCCATAATGGATTAATTATAAACGCAAAAACTAAAGGCAAGTATTTGCCATGGAAACCGTAAAAGCATTATTTTGGAAAATATATTTACAGGTTTTATTTTTAATAGGTGCATTTCAATCTAAGAAAACTTGGATTGACAAGCACATTCTTTTGTGCTATGATAAACTTGATCAAATTGGGAGTCCCTATCAATATAGATATACCAGATTTAATGCATGAGTTTTTATACTAACGTCCAAAATGTAAAAGGTCAAATCTTCTATCGTGGAATAGATGATAAAGGCCGACACTTCAAGCAAAAAGTAGACTACAACCCTTCCCTATACATCCCTTCAGCAAAAGAATCTAAATGGAAAACCCTTGAGGGTGAGAACGTATCCGAAGTTCCATGCGGTTCTATAAACGATGCAAAAGATTTTATTCGTAAATATGAAGGTGTAGATAACTTCAAGATTTATGGTAATACAAACTTTCATTATTGTTTTATTGCTGATAACTTTCCTGATACAATATATTATGATATCAATCAAATCAGTATTGCAAACATTGACATAGAGACTGGTTCAGAGAATGGTTTTCCTGATCCACAGATAGCATCAGAAGAAGTCATATCAATTACTGTAAAAGTCAAAGGTAAATTTTATTCATTTGGTTGTGGTGAATATACACCAAGTGATGAGAATGTGACATATGTAAGATGCTCAAATGAGATTCACATGTTACAAGAGTTTCTTTTATTCTGGGAAAAACTTGATGTTGATATCGTGACTG